AGCTACTGCAGCCAAGACGATCAGCGAGTACAAGGGGCAGATAGCCGCTTTCGTGACCGGAGTAACCATAATGAAGCTGGTCATGGCCTATATCTTACCTAAAGTTGAAGCCCAGAGTGCAACTGGGGTCAGGATTTCCACCACCAACAGTCTCGCTAGGTCGCACAGAAACACCGATGTGGCCTTCAGGAGACACAGATTTGGGAAGGCCCAACATCCAATAGTACCGTCTGGTGTCAGCCCACAAGCCGGCGTGGCAGATCAGGGGTGCCAAGATATTCTTAATAAGATTGTCGATCAGAATACGTATCGTATTAAGCTTAAGAGCTCTGAGGAGTTTATGGGCGTTTGCACCTTTGTGAAGGCTAACCATGCAGTTGTTCCTTTGCACTTCGGCGTGGAACTTGAATCTCGAGCTAGTGCCGGTTGCGACGAGATCGTTGAGTTGTGGGCCACTGGGTCTAAAGAGCCCACGTTCCTCATCCCCCTAAATGAGGTCTCAAGCACGGGGGCAGCCACTTCGGACAGAGCCGACTTCTCACTTTTCACTTTTCCTATTGATAAGGTAAAGAGGCACAGGAACATACTGAAGAATTGGAAGCAGACCAGCTCAGGCTTACAGGATAACAAGTTCGCCATTTATGTCCCTCTTTATAGGGACAAGAAGTGGTTTGTGTACTCCAGCTGGGCAAAGGCTAAGGGTGCCATAAATTATTCCTTCAGGGATGATCCTGAGCCATTCTTTGTGGACGAGTCATATGAGTATGATGTCCAGACCAGATACGGAGACTGTGGGAGCTTAGTCTTTGTTAGGGACACTAGAGATAGCCAATCCAAGATTCTCGGGTTTCACGTGGCAGGCCAAGGCAATAGGGGGATTTCTAACTGCGTTGAGCGCGGATGGATAGAGTCCGCAATAGAAGCCGCAGAGGCAGAGGAGGACGTTGTAGATATAAAGGACGAGAGTCTTGAGGATCTACCTCCTCTTGTTAATTCCCCTCTGGTAGAGGATATCAAGGCACAAGGCTTTACCCCATTAGCCACCATGCCGAGAAAAGTCCACGCGCCCACTGTGACCAACATTGTAGCCTCCAAGTTGAGAGGGACTTTTGCCCCATCCCTTTACGCGCCTACTATTCTTAGACCCACTACAATAGATGGAGTCTTAATTGACCCCATGCTTAAAGCCAGGGCCAAATATGCTAAGACCCCAACTCCCATTAATCCCTTTGTACTCCAGGGGGTCGAAGATATGCTCTTTAGGAAGCTGGTCAACGACTCTATTTTCGGTCCCGCATGGGACAAGCCCCGAGTGTTCACATTCAAGGAAGCTTGCGAAGGTATTCAAGACACGCTTTACTTCGATGGTATTCCTCGGAACACCAGCGCAGGGTATCCTCTTTCTCTAGACTTACCCAAAGGAGCGAAGGGGAAACAACATATCTTTGGGGCTTCAGGTCCCTATGACTTCGAAAATGAGCACGCCAAGAAGCTAGAGCGTGAGGTTCAAGAAGGAATTGCCCTAGCTAAGGAAGGGAAAAGGGGTCTCCACATTTATACCGATTTCTTGAAAGATGAAAGGAGAGAGGAATCCAAGGCCAAGGCTGGGAAAGCTCGTATGGTTTCAGGGGCCCCGCTGCTCCACACGGTTATGATGCGGATGTATTTTGGAGATTTTGTTCGCCACATAATGGAAAACCGTATCAAGAACGGCATAGCTATCGGAGTC